CTTATCAAGCTTTGGAGTTTTGCTTACTCCATCAGTCTGCGCAGCAGTGAGCTTAGTGTACATCTCGGTCTCAGGGCGTTCTTGTGCCGCCAAAACTAGCGCATACTCTGCATCGCTGACCTCGCGTACTGGAGAGAATACTAGCTCCATAGTTTCTGCGTTGCTGTCGAAGCTTATGTTAGTTACAACGAGGTCAGGTGACATGCCGTTATTTACGAGGAACTTAACGTAGCTTTCGAAAGGGTGGATGTTGCCAGTGCCTTTACCGAACAGAGATTTTGCTGGGATGTTAAACTGGTACACTGTGCCAGACTCATCACCCTCAAGCATTAGAGAAACTCGGCGTTGGTAGCGACAAGCTTTACCACCATTCTCACCCGAGCCTTTTATGTTTCTAGGGCAGTCTGCGCAGTTGCCATGCTGTGGGTCGGATGCACCTGCTTCAGGCTTGTCGCCGTTGTTTGACCAGCAGTTAGGTAGCGTAGCTTCTTTGTTGGGGTCGAACTTTTCCTTGTAGTAGATGCGAGAGACATTAGTCAGCATGCCAACAACAATAGCATTGAACTCGCCTCGGATAGCGTTACCAACTTGCTCCCCGTTAACAATCTTCTTAAACGTGCCGTTGATGTTAGCCTGAATGCGGCGGTTGCTTACTGTAGAAGTAGTGGCAAGCTTTTGTGCCAAGGCGCTTTGGCGGCGCTCTGTAGACACGCCGGTTTGTCCTGTAAAAATTGAAACATTGTTACTCATTATAAGATTTCCTATTTCTTAGTTGGTTTACGTATAGAGACAGCATACTTACGGTCTGATTGCAGTCCGATAGGCAGTGCGTCGGGGTTTTCTTCGAGAAACTCTTTCATGTGGGCGTTATGAATTCGTTTCTCTAGTAGATGATAAGCATCGTTTTCTGCGATGAACTTATACATTTGGTCCCAATCGCTAGTCCAGTAGGAGGAATAAACCCTGCGGGTCAGCGTACCAAAGGGAGTCTTTATGCTATCTATATCTTCCTTGGAACATAGGTCTAGCATGCTGGCACTAACGAGTGCCTGTTTTTCTTTTAGTACTTTTATTTCGTCTTCTTTTTCTTTGATGGCTTCGCGTAGTTTTATGTACGCTGCCACCATCTTTCCTGCTGTTTTGTCTTCCATTGCTCCTTCCTTCCAATAAGGGGGATAGAGAGAATACCATTTGGATAGACAATGTCAACAGTTATTCTATTTCTTTTCTATAAAGTTCTACAATTTTGTTGTGGTTAAGAACATTGTTTTTCAGCATCGCGTATAGCCTAGCTTCAACCTCACTGCCTTGTATGTGCACGATGGTCATACTGTGCTTTTGCCCCGGCCTGTCTATACGGGCATTGGCTTGCAAGTAAGTTTCTACGCTAGTTACAGGGGCGTACCAAATTATAGTATCCGCCGCTGTCAGGGTAAGTCCGTGCGATGCAGCTTGTGGTTGTATGATAAGTACTTGCGGGTCAGCTTTGGTTTGGAAGTCTTTGAAAATTTTACTGCGGTTGTTTAACGTAACCTTACCCGAGATGATTTCCGACGGTATTTTGTTCTTGTCTAGAAAGTCCTTTAGCAAATCTATCGTGTGCGTAAAAGGAACAAAAACCAATACTTTATGCGGAGCTTCGTTGATAACCTCAAGTACTACGTTAAGTCTATTCTTCACATCGAACTGCACAACTTCTCTATCGTCCGAGTAGACCGCACCTCCTGATATTTGCAACAACTTATTCAAGTTAGTAGCGGCGTTTACAGAAGTTATCTGCTCACCTGCTGCCTGCATAGTCATTTGTTTTTTAAGGAGTTTATAATACTTTTCTTGCTGCGCAGTAAGCGGGGCTTCTCTTTCTACAGAAACAACAGACGGCAAGTCTAGGCACTGATCTTTCTCAAACCTAATTGCAGGCTGTAATACTTTATGCACAATCTTGTCCGCATTAGGCTTAGGACGCCATATGTGCTGCGCCACCTTATACATGACTGCATCACGGTAGGGAGTGTAATACTTAGGTACTCGGTGTGGGCTTACTAACTTAGCTAAGCCGTAGGCATCTAGAGGAGATTGCGCTGCCGGTGTACCAGTTAGCATCCACAACCTGTCGATTCCTTTGCACAAATCCCGCATTACTTTCCATCTATTGGTTTGCGAGTTCTTGTATGCGTTAGCCTCGTCCACTACGATAAGATCGAAGTTGCCCCGCAAGATCGTGTCTTTCACCACGGCAACGCCGTCGAAGTTTATTACGACAAACTCAGAACCGGCGTTGATTATCTTTTCTCTTGTAGTAGAGGAGCCGTGTGCAACTGAACAACTACGGTGCATGGCGAACTTAAATAAGTCTTCTTGCCAAGCGGACTTCATAATAGAAAGAGGGCACACGACAAGCACGCGCTTCACCAAGCCTAGTTTCATGAGGTAGTCTACCGCCCAGATAACCGATGCCGTCTTTCCCGTACCCGCCTCGTTAAAGCAGAACGCTTTCTTGTACAGGCTTAGGAATGATGCGGTTTCTTTCTGGTGGTCAAAGGGCGTTAGCTTGCCAGTCCATTCGTAGTCTCTAAGCATAGGAGACGGCACTTCTTTAGCGCCTAACTCAGCAAGAGCAGAAGCTTCTTCATACTCCCACTTAACCGCTAGCTCTACAAAACCATCCTTTTCGCCGACTCGTTTGCAATTCTTTATTTTATCCGTGACTAACTCTGGGCGCCGAGTCTTGAGAACTAGCGCCTTATCTTTAACTATTCTCATGCTTTAGACGTCTTCTTGCGCTCACGCTTACTGGTTTCAGATACAAGGTTGCCCTTGGAATCTCGCTTGAAGGAACGGTTACGGCTTGCTGTCTCTACCTTAGTGCCGTCAGAGTTTTTACCGCCCTTGTCCATAGCTCTAGTATGCGCTACGTCCTTGCCGTCACCTTTACTTACTTTGCCTTCTCGCTCGGCTTTGCGACGGGCGGCATTGCGTTGAGCGCGTTTCTTTTTCTGCTCCTCGGTGCCTTGGTAGTTTTCATACTCGGATTTGTAATTTCGTTTACTCTTAGTCATTATCTTTTCCTGTTGTGTTCACACTTAGTTACCGGACACCATCCACACAGAGGGCCGCTAATTGCATTCCATACACCAGACTCCTGTGCTACTTCTAGCCGTTCTAGGTCCGGTTCAAATGCACCAAAGTACTCTTCCTTCTTTTCTACTACGTGTTCTTTCTGTATAAACTCTTTACTAACCACAAAGGCTAGAGCGGATTTAATTTTCTTAAGCTCTGGGAAGTGGGTGAACAGTCCGGCAGCTACAGCGTCTAGCTGCTTAGTATCCGCGTACTTCGCATTCTTGCTTGTCTTATAATCTATAGAATGTGCGGTATCTCCGTTTATTATTACGAGGTCTGCTATACCACGCCACCACACATTATCGGCAAAGAAATCTACGGGTTCGTATCCGTCCTCAGTTTTAGCGACGCCCAACTTTAATTCGCAAAGTTTCTCGCCTTCTATTTTGTTTAGTGCATCTAGTACGCCGTTTATAAATGCGTACTTTTTAGGTACCTGTACCCCGTCCCGTATAAATTCTTCCGCTACCCTATGCACTTCTTGCCCGTATACAGTAGCTGTGCTGCCTTGGTCTTTAACATCCTTGATGATTCGTAAATGGTAGTATTTCTTTGGGCATTGTTTGAACGTGTTTAAACTGCTGTAAGACCAAGCTGTCATAAGAGACCCTTTTCTTTTAGAATTTCGTAGTTCGCTGCGTGGGCGTCTTCTATTTCTTGTTTATTTTGCCCATGGTACGGTACAGCTAAGTGTTCACTTACTAGTGCGGCATTAACTGAAGTTTTGTCGCCCAACATTATAACACCTAAGTATCGTCCGAACTTTCCTTTTTCTTTTGTGGCGAGAGTGTAAGTCCCGCCATCGTGTAGCAATCCCTTGACAAATTCCTTTGCGGCAAGCCCGGCTGCTTTTTCTTTCGGGTCTCTGCTACGACACTCGGGGCAATCCACGCCAAAAAGACGGATAGACTCACCACAGCGCCAAGTACCAAAGCCCAAATCAATGTCAACCAAGATAGAGTCACCATCAATTACCCTCACAATCTTACAATTATATTCGTACATTTAAACCTCGACCTCCATCCTACCTAGAAAACCACATTTTCCTAGGCCATGTACCTCTATGCTCGCGCCCCCTTCGTGTGTTGCCCAAAGCAACGCCACTTCTATATCTTCATGGAGGCTTATGTCGCCACCTTTAGTAATCAAAACGTAAACTAGCTTATGTGGGAACTTATCTTTAATTATATTTTCATTAGCTACCATTTAATTTTCTCCTTTTTTATGCAGGATGAACCCTCCTAGCTGTCTTTTTATTGGGTCAGTCAGCGAGTCTACAGGTAAAACTACACCATGCTTGCGTTTACCCTCAATGTCAGTCTCAGTGTAAGCATTGCGTGGGCACTGGGTTATCTTCCCACCTCTGGCTAAGTATTCTTCTACTTGTCTTGCTATTTCTTTACGTTGTTCTTCTTTTTGTTCGGGGCTTAAAACGTTAATCCATGTCGTGGTCACTAGTTAATACCTGTGTAGAAAATATGTTTGTGTATCTTGGTTGTTATCTCGCCAGTGTACGCCCACTCAGGAAACACCTTTGCACTATGGTAATGGGTCGCGCCATCTGTAATATCAGGTACGAAACCACTTAGGTGCGCAATGTACAACGAATTAAACCATGCCTGTTTATTCTTCGGGTCGTCCGATTTACCGTCACAGTAAAAACTAAACTGGCACTTGTTTCTTATGGGCACACCGTTCCAATAGTACCCTTGTTTAACCACGTCACACGCATTGTCTGGGTAACGCGGGTCTTCAATTCTATTTCTTATCACATGAGCTACAGCAATTTGTCCTGCTGTCGGCTCCCCCCTTGCTTCGAAGTACACCGCCATAGCGACGCACATGAGAGCAGGGGTAATCATCTTTCTACCATCCTGCCGGATATTTCTAAGGGATTGTGCGCCCCTCGCCGTTCTACTAGGTACACTTCGAATTGCTCACCTTCTATGCGTATACCGTAGGTACGTTTTTCTTCTTTAGCACAAAACTCTGCTTCTTCTAGCGCACCTATAAAATCAGTGAAGTGACTCATCTTCAAACTCCTTAAGTATCTCTTCGAGTTTTTCTACCGCTTCGCTTGCACGTTGCAGTATAGCCATAATTTCTTCGGCATCAGCACCATCTACTTCTATTGTTATTTTCATTTGACGTTGTGTATCTCGATTAACAAGTCGATACAGTGCTTTGCCTTATTAAGATCATCTAACGGTTGCCCCTTCAATTTCCACCTAGTTATGTACTTAACCACGTTACCTTCTAACAGGGACAAGCCGTTCTTCTCTGCGTACTCGGCAGGTTGGATAGCCATGTTCTTATAATGCGTCCCGCCCGTCTGTTTCTGTAGAGCTGTCTCCTTCGGCATCGGGTCGGTCGGCTTCGCCATTTGTGCATATATCATTCTCTTCTTCCTTCTGTTTTGGTTTCTCAAAGATTTTTGCCCAGTTATCCCCGAAGTCTTTGGCAGGGATAAGCAGGGGTCTACGTCTGCTACCTTTACCACTCATGTGTTTCCCTTTTAGTTTCGTACTTGCCGATAATATCCCCCGC